GTTAAAATTGTTAGTTAATACCGCATTTAATAAATTTTCATTTGGTATCAAGGTTGAATCTTTAGATTCTTTAATTTCTTTTTTGGTTGTTAAATGATTTACTAAATTCTTTTTTGCATTAACCTTCTTTTCAATATTTGATAGACTATCTTTTTCAATTAAGATATCTAATGAATTGTATATTTCATTTTCATTAATTGAATCTACGTTTATCATTTTATTTAACGACGTACAAAATATAGTTAAATCATCCATTTGTTGTTTTAAAATATTAATGACACCCTCGACATACAACTTAGCGGTTTCTTTATCGTCAATATATTTGTTTTCAATTTCTTCATAAAACAAATACATTTCTTTAAAATTTTTATTTTCTTTAATTGTTGTTAAAATATTTTTAATCTCACCTTTATTTTCATTAGTGTAAGATTCAGTTAACTTGTTTAATAATTTGGTTTTGATTACCCCGAATTTGTTCATTTTTAATCGTTTAAGATATCATTTATTTTTGTCTCTATTTCATAAATATTCTGTTGTGCTCTTTCCATATCAAACAGAACATTAAAGTCTTCTTTTTCTTCCCCTAACATACCAAGTATTTTAGATTTTTTTGATTTTCTAGCCAATGTAGATTCACTCAATGGTCCTTCACCACCTTCAGGTGCTCCTGCTGGAGGTGGTGGTGCTCCGCCTCCCATATCCATTCCTCCACCCATTCCACCCATATCTCCACCTTCAGCTCCGGCAGCGGCCATTGCCTTTTCTCTTTCCTCTTCAGGAATACCATACTTAGCATCTACACCATCAAATACGCCTGAACGTTTAATAACATTTTGAGTATTTGTTAATTCAAATCCTAATGCACGTTCTAAACGTTGTTGTTGTAAATCTAACATAACCTCACTATCACTAAACCCAAGAATATTTTTCTTAGCCCATGTGTGGGAAACAGGTAAAATTCCTATTTGTGATTGATCCGAAGTTGCGTCTTTATAAAGTGTAATCTTTTCTTTCCAAGTTTCAATACGTAATAAATCCGATTGTGCCGATGGGTTAGTTAAAGATAATTCAAAATTATTTAATTCATCTTCCATACCTAAAAGGTATAATTGAATTAATGCAATTTTATTTAATTCTTGAATAATTGATTTTTGAATTCTATTAATAGTTCTAGCAAAACGAATATCCATTAAAGCTAGACTCTTACCTTCACCAACAACTTCTTCAAATCCTAAGAAAGCTTTAGGAATACGTAACGCCGCTAACATTTTCTTTTGAATATACTCAATGTCAGCAATCTCACCTAAATTTTGAGCACCTGGTAATGTATCAATTGGATTTGCAGCTGCAGCGTCTCTAACTGGAATAAAATAATCTTGGTCGACCGCCATTTGATTATATCTCATATCCACATTACCATTCTGTGGATCGGAAACTTGTTGTCTTTTAAATTTATTAGCAACACGTTGTACATAAGATTCAATATCCTTATCGTCCATGTTACCAACGAATACTTTGAATACACGTCTTTCGGGCGCTCTTGATGTTCTATAAATTAACATTGCATCTTCGGCAAGTAAAAGTTGTTTCCAAATTCTTCTAATCTTATCTAACATAGAAGTTCCATAAGGAAGTTTTCTATCGTCACCTAATAATCTAAAATGAGCAACTTCCCATGCTTGGAATTCTAAATCTTTATTTTTCCATTGAAAACGTAATTCTCTTGATGGTATTTTTAAATCTCTATTTTGTGTTGTAGTTTTTGCAGATGCACCTTCTAATCTTTCAATTTCAATATTTGGTAATTGTTGACAACCAACAATACCTTTTTCAGGATCTAATTTTAAATAAACAAAATCATCACCATACTTACACATTCCTCGAACCCACATTTGTAAATTGGTATTAATATCTAATTTATTTTTAAATAAATCTTCTAATATTGATTTAATCCTATCCGATTCTGAATAGATTGTAAGAATTTCACCTTTCTCAGACATTGTTGTTGACTCCTCAGCATATATGTCTAATGCTGCAGAAATTTCAGGTGTAAATTCCATTGATTCATAATCATAATATGCCGCCATTCTATTTGGTTCGTAATAAACAGATTGGTTATATAATGATTGATCTAATTTAGTCCATTTATCGGCGATATATTGACTTTGTTGTGCCTGTAAGAGATTTTTATCAAACTCCTCTTTATTATCAGTTTTTAGTAATTCGTTTTTGTTAAAATTAAATGTAGGTGCTTGTGTTACTTGGGGTTTACCCGGATAACCAAACATTTTTGTTAATTTCTGAAAGACGGTTAAATTTTGATTTGCCATTCTATATAAATACTTTTCTTTATAATATAAACTAAAATAATGATAAACTAAACATTATCTACGTTTACCCCCAAATAACCAACTATATTCTTGATACGCTTGTTTGGGTACATTTGACATATTATCTTTATGGTAAATTTGATTATTATCTATTCCCATCGATCCAATTTGATCAAATGCAGTTCCGTATGAATAAAAGGACTTACTTGTCTCATATGATCTTTCACTCATAGTCCAAGAATCTAACATTGCTTTGTTCGCATTTTCGTTCTTTTGTAATAAATTAAATGATACATCCGCAGCATATAAAGCCATTGACATACCCATAATAGCATCGTCGTGAGTTCCTTTCATGTGATCAGGTCTACCGTTCATATAAACAAACGTGTTAAGTTCGTTTAATAATCTCGCAGATCTAACAATAAACCCCTTTCTAAGTTGTTCTTCAAATGCCGCAACAATTTGAGTTCTTTTGTTATTAAAGTTAAGACCTGGTATTTTCTCCATCGCCTTAGCGTTATAGTCCCAAATGTTTTGAGTATTAACACCCTCAACGTATACGTTTTTGTAATTTAACTCAGTTAACTTTCTCGATGTTGCAACTCCCATTCCACCTGTAATATCCGTTACAATAAACGCATTACCATAAAGGATAGCCCATTTGTATGCAACTGCCGCTAAGTCATCGGGAGGTATTTTACCAATATATTCTGCAACCTGTTCCCTATCATCAAAATCTATAATTGATATTGCTGAAAAATCCTCACTATCTCCTCTACTCACATCCACACCCATAATATAACGATGACCTATAATTGGTTCTTTCCATTGCCAAAACGTAGCTTGCATGTATTTCTCAATAGGTTCCCTAATCATATTCTTTGCAATATTCTCTTGAATATCACCAGGAATAACACCATCTCCTGAACCTAAGAAATCACATTCCAACTCCTGAGCAATTTTACGTCTATCGTATTTAAATTTCTTAGACATAGACTCAAACCAAGATGAAAATGGTTTATAACCGTCTTCTATAAGTTTTAGATAATCTTTCATGTCAAAGTCAAGTAAAACAACTTCGTCATCGTTATATTGTTCCCTATTCAACATATAATGACATATGTCTTGACATTTAACCCAACGTAAATCTTTGGTATAACGAGGGTCTTTAAACCATCTTAAATCTGTAATATGAAAATCATTAAGTCCACGTAGTGATTGGTCATAAACACCGTAATAGATAGGGTCATAACCATTTGGAGTTGAGATAAGAATAATCTTACCTCCCGTTGATAGGGACGCCATAGATGCCGCCCAAAAATCATCACCCGCTTCAATATATGCCGCCTCATCAAATACAAGTATGGTAGGTGTATAACCACGAAGGGCATCCGCCGATGTTGCAACCGCCTTTACCTCACAACCATTATTTAATCTAAATCTACTCTCTGAGTTTTTATCAGGTGAGAACCCAACATTTAACCAATCGGGCCATTGTTCTAAGAAATGTCTAACCTTATTAGCCATCTCCACCGCAGTATCACGTTTGTTCGCAATAAGTAGAACTCTCTCAGGATTATCGGGTTTTGCTAATTGTAATTTTTTTGATAACCATGCTGCTGTTACTGTTGTAACACCAGCTTGTCTATACTTTCTTGTAATGTTTTCGTTGTAATCTTCGTAGTCGTTAATTAATTGAATTTGATCTTCAAACAAATCCATTGGGACATACTTCTTCTGTGTATTATCGAATGTTTGTAAATACGTTCTAAGTGCATATGGAGTATCCTTTATAATCTTTGCATACTCAATCAACTGTTCTGTTCTGGTATTCATATATGTATAAATACAAAAAAAGGTGGTTATTGTAAACCACCTTTGTATTATTTCGTAGGTCTGTCTAACCCTAACTCGTCAAATAGACTATCATCGTCATCTTCTTCATCATTACCACCACTTGGTAAATCAACACCTAAATTATTTAAAAACCCCTTTAATTCATCGTTATCTGTTTCATCACTAATACCCGTTAAGTCCTCATCAAATTCCGCCATCGTTTGTTCGTAATCGTAATTGTTAATATCCTCTTCAATTGCACGAACCAATGTTTCCATTAAACGATTTCCATTTTCAGAATTAGAAACTATTTCTTTCATAAATACTAAGAATTCCTTTGCGGGTTTTTGAAATATACTTTGAAATACCTTTAATTGTATAATTCCTTTATCTTCATCAGTCAATACATCTTCAGGGAATTTAGATCTAATTCTATCCCAAATTGCAGGTCCTAAACGTAAATCCCACATTTCTTTTTCTAATGTATCTTCACTTTCTTCAATTGCAGTAAAGTCTTCTTCATTACCTTCTTCATCTCTTTTTCTACCTTGTAGTGCAATCAACTCTAAAGTTCCTTTAATTAATTCGTGAATTAAAACAGGGAAGTTTACTGCTCTTGCTTTAACTGTTGGTGGATCTGTTTGTCTATCAACATCTTCTCTACCTGCAATATTACCACCTTGACCCATTGCTTTCATAGTATCATTAGGTAACTGCCAATATAATGCGTCGTTTACTGACATCATAATACCGTAAAGACCAATAAGTCTGTCGTTACCAACAATTTGACTAATTCTTTCCTCTGCGTAATGATACATGTAATGACCTCTTTTAGAAGCACCTTGTATAATTGTGTTTATAAATCTTCTTTTTGCTTTTTCTAAGTCAAGTTTCTCTAAATCATTAACGATTTCAACTTCATTACCAAAATTCATTTCTTCTTCACCACCTTCTTCCTCACCACCTTCTTCTTCTCCTTCTTGGTCGTGATTGAAATCTTCAGGGTTGAATTCACCCATACCGATAATTCTAGCATCATATTGAACTGATCCTTCAGGAATACCTAATTCCTTCATAACTAACTCAACCGCCAATTGTTCCAATTCTCTTCTGTGGTTTTGTTCAAACTGTAAGATTTGGTTGTGAGCACTCATCATTTGTTGCATCAACGGACTCATACCTTGTGTACCTCTAATGGTAGCATTTGTACCAGTATATTGTCTCATTTTAGCGACAACTTGCTTATATCTTTCTGAAGCTAAAAGTTCTTGAAAGTTCTTATTAGGTTCTTCACCTGTTTCAGGGAAAGGTATTTTTTGCAATGGGGTTTCTCCCGCCGCTAAGTCATCTTGTACCCCTTGGTCAGGTCTATCCTGACTATCAAAATCCATTGGCATTTCATTCAAATTTTCTTGAATTAAAGATAACAGTTTTTTCTTAGAAAATTGCATTTTAACTTACTTTTTTTTCTCCTCAGCTATTTTAGCCTTTGGTTTAGGGTTTGTCCCTGGTCCAGGTTGAAAAGGAGTTTTTCTTGGATCTTCTCTTCTTGTTGGAGTTGGTCTTGTACCAGGTTTAGTTGATGGTGCTGGTTTTGATGGTGCAGTTTTTGGTTCCGCACTTACAATAGCATCATATGACATAAACTCAGGAATACCGTTGTGTCCCTTTTTAACTTTAGGACCGAATTGGTGGGTCATTGTTTCAGACTCATTAAGTTTAGATTGAATAAGTTCCATAATTTCGTTTTTAGACGTAAAGCTATGAAATTCTTTGTTCTCCACCAAACCTTTAACCCAATTTTTTACTTCTTTAACATCTACCTTTTTACACTTACATTTAGATTCTACCTTTCCACACTCATCACATTTTTTAACATTTTTAAGTTGTGGAAAATCTTCTTTAGATTTCTCTAATGCTTTTTCACTTCTTTCATTGTGATAATCACCCTCTTTCTCTTCTTCTTTCTTTTTATGACCGTTAAAGTTTGGTGAGGGTTGTTTCCCTACTGCGAATCCTTTTTTCTTTTTTTCTTTAGATTCATTGTCTTTTTTCCAACTGTTGACAAAATCTTCATGTGCTTTATCAATTTCGTGATTCTCAGGTTCTCTACCTAAATC